GGTGTGTGCTGGTTACTACCCAGACTACAAAGACCTAGAGCCTAGCTGTAACTAATACAGGTCACCTAGCTCTACCGTTTGTATTCCTTTCACGTTGTAGGGCAAATACTCTCCAGTCTCTTTGGCTTTTAACAAAGCATGCAATGCTTGTTCGTTCTTAGCCTCACCGTACTTCAAGGCTTCTTTAGACATCTCGTAGATAACGTAAGGATAAGGCTGTGCCTTCTCTTGTGCTAGGAATGAAAAGCCTTCAGCTGGTAAACCAACCGCACGACACGCATCCAGATACAAAGACGCTTGCATGTGGTAACGGAAGTTGTTTATCGCTTGTTTGAAGCCTCTAGGAGAAGCGTCACGGCACGTTTTTAAATCCCATACCCTCTTGCCATCGTACCAATCCAATCGTGATTTAAACGGATGTCCGTGATACAAGTAACACAACGTCAGCTCTGTCCTGTCGTCCTTGCCGTCTGGCACCAGATCAACGATGGTTTCTCTACGCTCCATGCAAGTGTCGTACAAAGACCTAGGGATTGGTGTCAGGTTGCCAACTTCTTCCAAGAACTCAGCGTGAGCTGTCTTGCCGTCTTTGGTTCTACGGTCAAACTTGGGCTCTATGATGAACTCCTTGTGGAAGTTGTGGAACTCTAGGAACACGGTGTGTTGCACACGACCTTCCAGCAACGCTGGTGAGTCTTTAAATCCTTTGCGGTTCTTCCAGGTGTACAAGCATTTGTCCACATCCTTTATGTCCGATGCTCGGTAAGCTGGTATCTCGTTGTACTCTTCAAACGGCATGTCCTCGTATATTCCTACTTTAAACTCCATCATCCATCTCCTTTATTTGTTCTTCTGTTACGTCAAAGCAATTCATATTGCCAGCTACTGTTCGTCTCTCACCCAAACCGAAGAAAGGGTAAACCGCATGTTGCATCCACGATGGAAACAACAGCAACTTACCCTCCTCTGGTTTTACATACCGAGACTGAGAAGGTCTTAACCTCTCTGGGTCTGAGGTTTGGTTAAGACCGTATGTAAAATTGATGTACCCATCTATGGCTCCAGATGAGTTGTATAAATTGTAATCTTCTATTTCTTTACCATCTGCTGTCTTACCTATTTGCTCTGGTACTTTTGTCCAAGTAGTAAAACTGATGCCCATAGGCGATGCTGTCAGGTGGTCGTGGATAGGATTGTAGTCGCCTTCATAGGAATGAACCGACCAGAGTTTGTCTGTCACGACTTGCTTGGGCTTTATCATTGTCCCGGTCTGTTCTACAAAGTGTCTGAGATAGGCTACCCCTAGGTTCTCAACCATAAGTCTAAAGTCTTTTAGATCGTCACACGCAAAATCCATGGACAGTTGCTCACCTTGGTGTATCTGTCCTACCAAATCGCCACTCAAGGATTCTCTGTCTGGATTCTTCAGCTCTGTGTCTAGGTAAGTATTTAATGTTTGCACCACTTCTTCTGACATCTGATGCTGCATCATAATTGCAGCTGGTAAGTTGTAGATGTCGTATTGTAAATTACTCAATGAGTTTCTCTTGTTCTCTCAGTCGTTGCAGTTCTTCTATTAATTTACTGTCGTACCATTGGTTCTTCTGTAAGTCCTCTATTTCTTTGCCTGTATCTTTATGCTTGTATTTAAACCTGTGCATGTATTTGATCGAAGCTCCTTCTAAGTAGTATCTGAAATTGTCGCCAAGTTGTTGTTGTATGTAGTCGATACATTCTATGTCGCCTTCATAATGTGGTGGATGATTAACCATGTCTTTTTGCATTTTGTGTCCAGAAAAGTGTGAGCGATTCCATTTGAGTGTGAGATCAAAAAAGGAAAAGGGAATCGCCCACGGAAATTTAACTAAAACGGTAAGTCGTTTTCATCGTCATCGTTTGCTAGATCAGCTAACGATTCGCTAGAATCTTCTTGTACCTCTTCTGCTTGTGTCACACCAGTAGATGCTCCTTGATCTGTTGCTGCTTTATGCTCGAAGCTGTCTTCAATATCTTTCTGTAGCCATTCTGGAAAACCGTGAAACACATCGCACATGGCTTTGGTTTCATCAGAAGACTTGCCTCTGAACTCATCGTTGTAAACGTCTAAGTCAAACAAGACTTGTTCGTTCTTAGTGGCTACTTTTTGCACACCGCCTTCTGGAAAACGCAGTCCAATGATCTTTGGATTGCCACCAGATGTGTGGCCAACCTCTACGTCAGCAGAACAGCCCAACAGATTGCTTATGTCAAAGCCAGCTTCTTCTTGTTCTGTAAAGTTTTTGTTTCTCCACGACTCCAGGTGTTTTCTTAGAGATGCCATCGTTGACAATGACGCTGTGTACGTCTGGCTGACAGAAAAAGGTCTGCCGTCTGCCATCATTTCACTGGTGGTTTCAAAAGTAATTCTGACTTGTTTCTTCTTAGAAATCTTGCCTTCGTACTCTTGGTTTGTGGTCCCCATGTCTACTATTTGATAGCAGATTGCTGCGTATCTTCCTTTGTCTAGCGTTTCAAAATCGCCAGAACTTTTTATTGTTAAGCTCATAATGTCTCCTAATTGTGTTTGCTAAATTAAATAAAGTCTTGTACTATTTTACATACTTTACCAAAAACCACAACGACCAAAATAAAAAGAGATAATTGATGTCACTTAAAATAACACGACCAACCAAGAATTTTGATAGACCTTTAACAGTAGATTACCAAGTAGAATTCACTAACTTTCTTAGTGACAATGGCTTGGAACCAGAACCACAGAAGGGCTTAGTCGCTGACGGCACTATTGGTCGTGCTTACATCAATGTTGGCGGCAAAAGGAAGCTCGTAGGGTGGTATCAGTTGTGGCTCGATCAGTCTGTGCCTTATGGCAGACTGGGTGATTATCGAGTCTCGGCTGATTCTCCTACTGCTATCTGGAAACCAGAAAACAGGAAAAGGCAGACCCTTACTAAAGACGAACGGCAAGAAATAGCCGATCTACAGAAGCAAGCAGAGGTCAAACAACAGGAGAAGTACAGCAAAGCAGCTAAAAGGGCACAGAGCCTATGGGATGAAGCCCTACCGTGTGAAAAGCATCCGTACTTAGAAAAGAAACAGGTGTTGTCTTACGGTTTAAAGGTCAACGCATCGGGACAGCTGGTTATACCTTTGTACGACAAACAGATGACGGTGGTAGGTTTGCAATACATAGCACAGGACGGCTCAAAGAAATTTCTTACTGGTTCTAAGAAAAGCGGTAGCTTTTTTATTCTGGGCAAAGAGATATTGAAAACCAGCGACATAATTAACTACGCAGAAGGCTATGCCACCGCAGCGAGTGTCTACGCTGATTACTCACAGCCTGTCATCGTGGCATTTGACGCTTACAATCTAACGCCTGTTGCAGAGGTCATGTTTGAATTTTTTAACAAAAAAAAGCACATCTTTATAGCGGACAATGACGACTCCAAGACAGGTGAGAAGGAAGCAAGCAAAGCCTGTCAAACCATACTTAAAAACAAAGGCCACGCAGAGGTTTTAATGCCTCAGAGCAAGGGTGATTACAACGACCACAAGAACGACCCATTAGAAGGAGAACTGATACCTTCCTTGCAGAAATTAGACCTACCAGTCGAGTACGAGTTCCAACGCAACGCAAGCGGACGCTTCTTGAACACCAAGGACAACGTCAATGGCGTTTTGAAAACGCACAATGTTGAAGTGCGTTACAACGTCATCAAGAAACGCATGGAAATAGACATACCGAACACCAAGTTCATCGCTGACATGAAGGAGGAGGCATCTCTGATAGAGGTGGAGGACCGTGCCATCAACATGGGCATACCACACACCAGAGTCAGAGATTACCTGAAGATACTGGCAGAAGAATACAACCCAGTGGTGGAATGGATAGACAGCGAGCCTTGGGACGGCAAAAGCCGACTGCAAGCCTTTCTGGACAGCTTGACGACACACGAGAGTAACCAGCTAAAGGAAATGCTGATGAAGAAGTGGTTGGTCAGTTGTGTCGCTGCGGCTTACGAAGAACAAGGAGTGGAACTCGAAGGCATCTTGGTGTTACAAGGTGCACAAGGACTGGGTAAGACGCTGTGGTTCAAGCGACTGTGCGATTACGACAGGGGTTGGCTACTGGAAGGTGCCACGCTGAACCCTAGTGATAAGGACAGCGTGAAGCGAGCCGTTAGTCACTGGATCGTGGAGTTGGGCGAAATTGAGAGTACTTTTAAGAAGAGTGACATCGACCAGCTTAAAGCATTTGTCACGGCAAAGACGGACGAGTTAAGATTGCCGTATGACCGAGCGTTTACCACCTACCAGAGACGTACTGCCTTTTACGCCAGTGTTAACGCCAGAGAATTCTTGACGGACACGTCTGGTAATCGAAGATTTTGGGTTCTGGCGGTAAAAGACATCAACGTCAATCATGGGGTTAAGATGCAACAGTTGTGGGCTGAAGTTAAGGAGACTTTGTATGTGAAAGGGCAAAAGAACTGGTTTCTAAGCCCTGATGAGCGAGCCATGTTGCACGAATCGAATGAGATATACCGTACACAGTCTAGCGTTGAAGATTTGCTCCTAGAACACGTTGATTTCGACAGTGATTTCACCAAACCAGTACAGATGACCAAGTTGTTGCGTGATCTGGGCATTAAAGCCCCAAGGATGCCTGACTTCAAAGAAGCCAATCGTGTCTTGCACGAAAGAGGCATCGAAGCACGCAGAACCAACGGTAAGAAGGTCTACGACATCAGCTACACCGCTGTGGAAGAGTCGGGTGGCTTTAACAGCAACTTTGGGAGCGACTGATGATTAAAGAGTGGCTTACTGTGTGGTTTTACATATCCATGGCTGCCATCGGCTTGTTGATACTCGCAGTCCTCATGCCGTTCATCGCCGTGCATCGTTTGGTCACGCATTTACAAGAAAAGAGGTTGTATGACGAACAATAAGACAGTGCAGACGCTTTACGTTCACGCTGGGTTGGTCGTAAGACCTGAGACTGACGAGTCCTTAGCGGAGTTAAAAACGGTGCTGAATAAGCATGGCATCAGGGCGAGTTTGAGGGTCAGCTATGACAATAGATAGATCGGCAGCCAGAGAGGCTGTAAGCGATGTAGCCATCGGCTTCTTCATGGCGTTTCCGATAGCAATCCTCGTGTTAAGTGCCACCACTTGGATGGAACTCAGCGTGCCAGTCACGGCAGTAGTGCAAACTTTTGTGTTCACTTTGGTAGGGTTAGTACGCAAATATTTCGTTAGGGTACACTTCAAGGGGCGAGACGAGGTGTGCGAAGATGTATAACAATGTGCGAAAGTATGCAGAGATATGCTGTGACAGGGTGTCAAAGAGGGTGAGGAAGGGTAGCTGTACACTGTTGGGTACCCTGTCAATTTTTCCTTTGTTTATAAGGCTTTCCTTCTC